ATTCGATATGGAAAAAATGAAAGGTGAGGCTATGCTTAAATCTAAGCTAATGGCAGAAGAGTTTAACTATAATTTAAAGTTGAGAGGTTTGGCTGAGGAGTCTTTACAGAAACGTGAGGATGAAAGGGAGGATTCTAAGAAGTCACGTATAAGCCAACAGAATACGCAGCAGTCTAAATTGATAAATCAAAGAAAAAATAATCTCCCATCAATAAACTTTGAATCAAATGAGGATAGTTTGGATGGGTTTGATTTGTCTGAGTTTAGCCCAAGGTAGTGGAAATATTAATATAGTATTAGTATTATTTTTGTAAAAATATAATTAAATGGAAATTAAGGTAAGAGAACTTGGTGGTGTTGAGGAGAAATCAACACAACAGATTGAGGAGGAATTACTCCAAAAACACGAAGAAGAGTTGAACTCTTCACAAGAGGTTTCAGATGTGGAAGCATCTGAGGAAGATGCTAAAGAAAATGTAGAAGAAACTCAGACCTCAGAGTTAAGTGAGGATGACGTTCTTTCATATATTAAAAACAGATACAACAAAGAGCTTAACTCTGTTGAGCAACTTTTTGATGAACGAGAATCGTCTGAAGAGTTGCCCGAAGATGTTAAAGCATACTTTGAGTATAAAAAGAAAACTGGCAGAGGAATGGATGACTACATTAAGTTATCCAAGGATTTCTCTTCCATGGATGAAGACCAGCTTTTGTCTGAATACTTCCTTGCATCTGGGGATGCATTGGATGGTGATGACGTTGATGTCCTTATGGATGAATATTCTTATGACGAAGATTATGATAGCGAAAAGGATATTAAGAAAAAGAAGTTGGTAAAGAAAAAGCAAGTTGTAAAAGCTAAGAAATACTTTGAGGAGCAAAAAGAAATGTACAAACAACCCCTTGAGTCAAGCACGGTTGGAGTTTCTGAGGAGCAACAAAAAGAAATCGAGGCATACAAGCAATACGTAGACGAAGCTAAAACAACCAAAGAGGAAGTTAATCGTAAGCGGGAATGGTTCCTTGAAAAGAGCAATGAGGTATTCAAAGATTTCAAAGGTTTTGATTTCAATATTGGAGACTCTACCCTTACATTTAATCCGACAGGAGATTCTAGTAAACTTAAGGAGGAACAAACAAACTCAATGAGTTTTGTTTCAAAGTACCTCGACCCGCAGACGGGATTAATTAAGGATGCTAGGGGATACCATAGGTCTTTAGCTGTAGCTATGAACCCAGAAAAGTTTGCCAAGTTCTTTTATGAGCAAGGCAAAGCTGAAGCAACTGAGGATGTTACTCGTAAGATAAAAAATATTGATATGTCTGAGAGAAGAGCACCTGAAGTTTCGAAAAGCAAAGATGGGCTTAGTATCCGAGCACTCAGTACATCTGAGGGTAGGGGACTAAAAATTAAAAGTAAAAACAAGTAAAACATTTAAAACAAAAAAATTATGGCAGGTTCATTTACAGGAGCAGGTTACGCCCTTCAGCCAAGCGCACAACAGGTGCCAACAGCAAGTAACTACATTACAGATTTCAACTTCTTGAATCAGTATCTTCCAGATACGTATGAGAAAGAATTTGAGCGTTACGGAAACCGAACAATTTCTAGTTTCATTCGTATGGTTGGTGCAGAGATGCCTTCCAACTCTGACCTTATTAAGTGGGCAGAGCAAGGTCGTTTGCATATCAAGTATGTAAATTGTACCACTGGAGTATTGTCAAATGCTGATACTGCAACATTTACTATCAACGATACGCTTAATCCAAACCGAAGTGCTATTGGATTGACAGCTGGTAACTACGCTATCCGTGTTGGTCAGACAGTTGTTATTTCAGCAAACAACGGTGATGGTGAGTACAAGGCTATTGTTACTGCTGTTTCTGGAGCTACAGTTGATGTAGCTTTCTATAATGCACTTGGTATCACAAATAGTTCGGCAGCTAATGTTTGGACAATCTTTATCTATGGTTCTGAATTTAAAAAAGGAACAGCAGGGATGACTGATTCTTTAGAGGCTGATGACGAAATCTTTGAGAACAGTCCTATTATCCTTAAGGATAAATATGCAGTATCTGGGTCTGACATGGCTCAAATCGGATGGGTTGAGGTGACTACAGAAAATGGTGCTACAGGTTACTTGTGGTACATGAAGTCTGAGCACGAAACAAGATTACGTTTTGACGATTATCTTGAGACTGCAATGATTGAAGCAGTTCCTGCTGAAACAGGTTCGGGTGCTGTTACGGCTGCTTACAAAGGTTCTGAGGGTGTATTCTATTCAGTATCAGAACGAGGTAATCTTTGGTCTGGCGGTGCTCCAGATGCATTGAGTGAGTTTGATACAATCATTGGTAGACTTGACTCTCAGGGAGCTATCGAAGAGAATGTAATTTTCTTAGACCGTGCGTTTGGATTTGCTATTGACGATATGTTGGCAGAGCAAAACTCTTACGGTACTGGTGGAACAAGCTACGGGTTGTTCGACAACGATGAGAATATGGCGTTGAACCTAGGGTTCTCTGGTTTCCGAAGAGGATACGATTTCTACAAAACTGATTGGAAATATCTAAACGACCCAACCATGCGTGGTCAATTGGCTACTGGTTCTGGTTCTGGTCAAATTAACGGATTGTTAGTCCCTGCTGGTTCTACAACCGTATACGACCAAATCATGGGTAAGAACGCAAAGCGACCATTCCTACACGTTAGATATAGAGCTTCACAAACTGAAGACAGACGATACAAAACGTGGATTACTGGTTCTGCTGGAGGTGCTGCTACATCGGATTTAGATGCGATGGAAGTCAACTTCTTGTCTGAGCGTTGCGTTTGTACATTGGGTGCAAACAACTTCGTATTGTTCGAAGATTAATAAACATTACAGGGGAGTGTCTTTGAAGACACTCCCTTTTTTTAAAAATTTAAAATTAAATATAAAATGAAATTAGAATTAAAAGACAGAGTTTACAAACTCACAAGAGGCAAATCACCATTGTCTTGCATTATCCCTTCTCGTAGTAGCAAAAGAAGACCTCTGCTATATTTTGACGAGGAGCAGGGAGCCAACAGAGCGTTAAGATATGCAAGAAATCAAAAGAGCCCATTTGAAGATGAGCAAGATGGTTCAGCTATTATCGAGCCAATCATCTTTGAAGATGGTATGCTTAGTGTTCCAAAAAACAACCCAGCATTACAGCAGTTTTTACATTATCATCCATATAATAATAAGAAGTTTGTTGAGGTTGATTATGGAAAGGATGCAGAAGAAGAGGTTGCTCAATTAAATATTGAGATTGATGCATTGGCTACGTCTAAAGAAATGAGCATAGAAGAGCTTGAGGTTGTGGGTCGTGTTGTTTTATCAAAAGATGTTTCAACGATGACCACATCTGAATTGAGGAGAGACATTATGGTGTTTGCTAGAGTAAACCCAGAAATGTTTATGAATGCAATCAATGACCCAGAAGCTAAAATGAAATCAACAGTTAAGATGTTCTTTGAATCTAAATTATTATCTTTAAGGAATAATGGCAGGGATGTATATTTTAACTTGGAAGGAAATAAGAAAAGAATGTGCATCATCCCATTTGGTGCGAACCATATTGATTTTTTAGCTGAGTGGTTTGAGTCGGACGAGGGTCTGGACATATTTGAATTTTTAGAAAAGAATCTATAGTTTCATTCTGAATATTTTTATAATTGGGGACTCTACGGGGTCCCTTTTTTTTTGGTTATCTTTGTGAGAAAGTGTAAGAGATGATAAATTCCGTTAGAAATACAGTGTTGTCCATACTAAATAAAAATAACTATGGATATATCTCTCCATCTGATTTTAACCTATTTGCAAAACAGGCGCAATTGGATATATTTGAGGATTATTTTTATCAATATAATTACAATATAAACAAAGAGAATGCCCGTGCATCTGGAACGGGATATGCTAATATCACTAAGGGGTATGAGGAGTCTATAAATATTTTTTCAGAATCTAACTTTTTAGTTCACAGTTCAATAAATAAATTTTTTACTCCAAGTCCTAGCACAACAAACGATAACTATTACCTGCTAAATAGGGTTGACATCTACACCAATTTACGGGCGAATGGTTTTACCAATGGAAATGGTACGAATGAATTGATTGACACACTTACTGATTTTATTGCATCGGGGGTAAAGGCGGGAGATATTGTATTAAACTTAACAGACAATACAAGTTCAGAGGTGGTTTCAGTAGCCACGAATGTGTTAACTATAGATGATGACATATTTGTTTCTGGAGATGAGTTTTCTGTTTATAGTGGTTCAGACATATCTGAGTCTGAAAGAGTTAGCCAATCTAAGATATCCTTATTGAACTCTTCATTATTAACAGCACCATCAAATACGTTTCCAGTATATACACAGGAGGAACCATATTTATATATGTTCCCTAAAACAATAAACTCATACGGTGCTGTAAAGTGTCAGTACGTACGATATCCTAAAGACCCTAAGTGGACGTATGTTGCATTGTCTGGCGGTGAACCATCATTTAATGCATCATCTCCTGATTATCAAGACTTTGAGATTCCTATTTCGGATGAACCAACCTTGGTGTTGAAGATACTCCAATACGCAGGTATGTCTATAAGAGAGGTTGCTGCAATTCAGTTTGGTCAGAGTCTAGAAAATTTAGAAACTCAAAAAGAAAGATAATAAAATATGGCTTATTTGTCTGAATATCAATACTATGAAAATGATGGAAACTCTCCATCTGATGAGAACTGGGGGTCCTACCAGTATGTATCATTGAGGGATATCGTTAACAACTTTATGTTAATGTATGCTGGTAATCATAGTTTGGTAAATAACGAAGAAAGATTTAAGATTTTGTTTCATGCAAAACGTGGTATACAAGAACTTAATTATGATGCATTTAAGGAAATTAAGATACTTGAGTTAAACGTATCGAATACATTAAAGTATGTCCTTCCAAACGACTACGTGAATTGGGTTAGGATATCTTTGTATCAGAACGGAGTTCTAAGACCGATGAGTGAAAATATTCAAACCAATTGGAGTGATGCGTACTTGCAGGATAATGATGCCAATATATTGTTTGATATTAATGGGAATATATTAAAACCTGAGTTCTCAAACATAGATTACGAGAGAATAAAGGGAACAAAAAAGTCAATATACTTGAACCCAAATAATCCACAGTTTGATGGTTTTGAGGGATACCAATACGATGGTGAGTGGTATTTTGATTTTCAGGTGGGAGCTAGATTTGGTTTAAATACAGAGACCGCAAACTTTAATCCAACATTTAAGATTAATAAAAAAAGTGGAGTTATAAATTTTAGTTCTGACATGACTGGTGAGCTTTGCATACTTGAATATGTTTCAGACGGAATGGAGGGAGGAGATAACACACAGATTAGCGTCAACAAACTGTTTGAGGAGTACATATATGCATACATCGAGTATTCGATATTGCACTCAAAATTAAATGTACAGGAGTATATAGTTAGAAGGGCGCAAAAAAAGAAGTCATCGCTTCTTAGAAATGCTAAAATAAGAATCAGTAATATTCACCCATCAAGACTGTTGATGAATATGAGAGGTCGTGACAAATGGCTAAAGTAATATGGCGAGCACAAAAAGAAATTTTGTATTAGGCAGAATGAATAAGAGTCTTGATGAAAGACTCGTACCTAATGGTGAATATGTTGATGCACTCAATGTTAGACTTGGGTCTACCGAGGACAGTGAGATTGGGTCTGTTGAAAACTCAAAGGGTGTAACAAAATTAACAACAATAACATATGCAGGAGCCGCACTATCTACATCTGCTAGATGTATTGGAGCGTATGAGGATGGTGCTAGAGAAACCCTTTATTGGTTTATACACGACTCAGATTTTTCGTTGGGGACAACGGGTAAGCTCGATTTAATTATATCCTTAGACATCAACAAAAATATTATGACGTATCATGTCATTAGTATTGATGATGGTGATAATGCGAATACGACACTAAACTTTAATCCATCCTATTTGATAACTGGTGTCAACATGGTTGACGACCTATTGTTTTTTACAGATGACTATAATCCACCAAGGTTTATAGACATAAATAAAAACTACATAAAGCCAACATCGTTGACTCAAGACGGTATAACGTCTGAGGAGTTGATGGTTATAAAAAAACCACCATTAGAAACGGTTGGCATTAATAGCGTATTAAATGCGTCTGAGGATACATTCTTGTATGATAGGTTCGTGTGCTTTGCGTACAGATGGAAGTATAGCAATAATGAGTACTCTGCAACATCTCAATTTAGTGCGCCATCATTTACACCTAGTTTATTTTCTTATAACTATTCTACGGGACTAAATGATGGTATGTTGAACAAGGCAAATT